ACTTGAACGTATTAGGCAATACGACTCCGAGACTAGAGACCACACCTCACCCGACAAACCTAACTAGAGTTATTGAGCTGGGGCATTTAGCTGACCAGATAGAAATGCCACTACTAGAGTGGCAAAAATATTTTCTAAACGAAGCTTTAAAAGTTGATGATCAAAACAATTTTGTTTATCGACAAGCTCTTTTAATTGTTGCTAGACAAAATGGTAAAACTCATTTGTTGAGAATGAGAATACTTGCTGGGCTTTATTTGTTTGATGAAGAATTACAGGTTGCAACAGCCCAGAATAGGGATTTGTCTTTAGAAACTTTTAGAAAAGTTATTGACGTTATAGATAATTATGATTGGCTTCGTAAAAAAGTTAAACACATAACAAGAGCTAATGGTCGGGAAGAAATCCAATTAAAAAATGGTTGCAGATATAAAATCATTGCACCCAATTCTTCAGGTGCTAGAGGTTTATCAGCTGACGTAACCTACATTGACGAAATCAGACAACACAAAACATTTGATGCCTATGCTGCACTACAATTTACAACACAAACTAAACGCAACTCACAAAGTTTCTATGTATCTAACGCTGGTGATCATTCATCAGTAGTATTAAATGCTTTACGTCAAAGAGCTTTAGACAAAATTGAAACCAAGTCAGATGAACCACTTGTGTTTATGGAATGGTCAGCAAAACCTGACAGAAAACTTAATGACGTTGAGGGCTGGCAAGAAGCAAACCCAGCATTAGGTAGAACCATAACTTATGAGTCGATTAAAGCAGGACTTAATGCACCACCTGAAATATTCCAAACAGAAGTATTAAGTCAATGGGTTGAAACAATGAACTCTGCATTCCCAGCAGGATTGTTTAACCAATTGGTTCAACCAAACTTGACATTAAAACCAGACAGACCAACTTGGCTAGGTTTAGAAATAAGTCCAGAGCGTGATATGTGGGCATTAACAGGAACACAAATACTTGAAGATGGAACAATAGCTGTTGGTCTTATGGAATTCCAGGTTAATGACAGACCAATAGATGATCTGGTTATTGCTGGGCGTGTAGCTGATTGGGCTAAACATTATCGAGCAGAAGAAGTCATAGCAAATAGATTTACTTGCGACAGCGTTGTTGGCAAACTTCGTCAAGCAGGAATAAACGCAAACGTAATTCTTGGATCAAACTATTTTAAAGCGTGTGATGAAACATTAGCTGCAATGTCAGGTAACAGAATAAGCCACTCAAACCAGCCAGAATTAACCGATAGCGTAAATAAATGCACTAAAAAATTAAACGAAACAGGTTCTTGGTATGTAGTAAGAGCTAAAAAAGCAACAGCAGCAATCTCAATGATTTTAGCAATCCATAAAGCAGAAGAATACGGCCAAAGAAGCCAACACGATATTATAGTTGTTGCTTGACATACATAACAATTTGATAAAGAATAGGAATTTATGGGCTTCTGGCAAAACTTTTGGATTATCAACAGTTTTAAGATCACAAGCAATGCAAGTTCCAGCAGTTGCAAGAGCTAGAAATATTATTTGTGCAACTATTGGATCATTACCTTTACAAGTTAGACGTGAGTCAAACAATTCCGAAGTTCCAACACCACCATTTATTAGACAACCCGATCCAAGAACAACTGGTCAAGTTGTATATACATTTCTTGCAGAAGATTTACTTTTTACAGGTAACGGATATTTACAAATATTAGAATTAGGCCAAGACGGCAGACCATTATCAGCATAATGGATAAGTGCATCAAGAGTTGGAAAAATAATTGATCAAACAAGTGCAACTGTTACAGGTTACACAATTGATGGTGGCAAAATACCTAATTCAGGACTTGGATCACTAATACCTTTTACAGGATATGATGAAGGACTTTTAAACAGAGCAGGAACAACAATACTTACTGCACTTGCATTAGAAAAAGCAGTTAAAAGATTTGCAGATGAACCAACACCTAATGTTGTATTGAAATCAAACTTGCCAATGCCAGCAGATAGAGTTACAGCCCTATTAAATTCTTGGAAAGAAGCACGCAACACTCGTGGAACAGCTTTTGTAAATGACACAATCGATTTTCAAAGCATAGGATTTAGCCCAGAACAATTAACGCTAAACCAAGCACGACAATATATGGCTTCCGAAATTGCTAGGGCTTGTAATCTGCCAGAATATTATGTCGGTGGTAATGCTGGTGGCTCAATGACATATTCAAACGTCACAGCTGAAAGACGTAACTTAATTGATATGTCTTTACGTCCTTTGATGCATTGCATAACCTCAAGATTAAGCGATATTGACATAACACCAAGAGGTTCTTATGTCAAATATGATTTAGAAGAATTCTATTCACCATCAGCAAGTGAAAGAGCAGACATTTATCAAAAGTTAATACCACTAGGTGTTATGACAATTGATGAAGCCAGAGAAAGAGAGGATTTAATCGGTGACACTAATTAAATTCAGCACAGATATTATATCTGCCAATTCATCAAAACGTGAATTAACAGGTGTAATAGTTCCATTTGGAAAAGTTGGTCACACAAATATGGGTGACGTAGTATTTAACGCAGGATCATTAACAATAGGTGAAGGCATTAAATTATTTACCGAACACGATATGACAAGACCAATAGGAAAATTAAAATCCTATGAAGAAAACAGTTCAGGAATAATTGGAACATTCAAAATTGCAAGAACCAATGCAGGTGATGATGCATTAGCAGAAGCACAAGAAGGACTTAGAACAGGTTTCTCAATCGGTGCAACTATTGATGACTATGTAACAAACAATGAAAATGTTATTGTCAATGCAGCAACATTAAAAGAAGTTTCACACGTCACATTCCCAGCATTTGGCGAAAATGCACAAATAACCGAAGTAGCTGCAAGCGCAGAAACTTCACAACCACAAGAAAGCGAGCAAACTATCGTGTCAAACGAAGTAACTCCAGAAATCAAAGAAGAAGTAGCCGTAGAAGCTACTCCTGCTGTTGATGCTGCAGAACGTAAAGTTATGCCAGCAATATTTACAGCACCAAGAAGCCCAATCAATTCAAAGGCTTCTTATTTAGAACATTCCATTAAAGCAAAACTTGGTAACCAAGACTCTGCTCAATGGGTAATGCACGCTGATGCACAAGCATCAAACTTAATGACAGCAGCTGACGATAGTTTCACAACTAACCCAGCATTCAAACCTGTTCAATACGTTTCAACAGTTGTTGATACTTTAATTGGCTCACGCCCAGCAATTGATGCAATCGGATCACGCGCATTGCCAGCTGCAGGTATGACAATTTCAGTACCAAAAATCACAACTGCAGGAACTGTTGCAGAAACAGCAGAAGGTGGCGCACCAAGTGAAACAGGTATTGTTTCATCTTATGTAAATCTTGATGTCAAAAAATATGCAGGATTACAACGCTATAGTGTAGAACTTTTAGAACGTTCTGACCCATCATTCTTCCAAGCAATGCTTGACAATATGCAACGCGCATACAACAAAGCAACAGATGCAGCAGTAATTGCAGCATTAACAGCTGGTGGAACACAAGCAGCAACAACTGCAGCAACTTCAGCAGGTATTATCAGCTTCGTTTCAACTGAAACAGCAGCTGCATATTCTGCAACTGGTGAAATTGCAACTGCATACATTGCAGGAACTTCTCAATGGTCATTATTGATGGGTGCAACCGACACAACTGGTCGCCCAATCTACAATGCAATTGCTCCAGCAAATGCAGCAGGACAAGCATCACCACGCTCACTTCGTGGCAACGTATTAGGTCTAGATCTATATGTTGATAGCAACGTTGTAAATACAACAATTGATGAAAGCGCATTTATTGTCGTACCATCAAGCGTTGCAATTTACGAAAGCCCAGTACTACGTTTATCAACAAACGTTCCAGTATCAGGCGAAATCGAAACAGCACTCTATGGCTATATGGCTACTGGCGTACTTGTTTCAGGTGGCGTAAGACGCTTCAACCTAACCTAATTAGGTAATTAGATGTGAGGCTGGTTCGCCCCTGTACCAGCCTCACTTAAAACGAAAGGATAGAAATGCCAGTATTAGTTACAGCAGCACAATTAAGAGCTGTACTTGGTGTTTCATCATCTTTATACAATGATGCAGCTTTAGAAAATGTTTTAGATACAGCTGAAGATGCTATTGGGGATTTTTTAACACAATGGAAAACTAGTATTGATTACCACAGATACGAGTCAGCAACTAGCGCAATAATTCATACAACAACACCACATAAATTTTATGTAGGACAATCAATTGCTCATTCTGGTGTAGAAGCAAAAATAAATGGATCAAAAACTGTTACAGAAATTGTTGATACACATACTTACAAAATAACTGTTGTTGCAGCAACACCACATACAGATTTTAGAGCAACAATTCCTAATGGAATTGCAGCAGCAAATGATTTAAGTCAATATAACGGCGTAGCAGCAATTGAAGAAGCCGTATTACAAATAGCAGTAGATGTTTTCCAATCCAGACTAGCTGCAGGTGGAACACAACAAGCCCTAGATTACACACCAGCACCATATCGAATGGGCAGAACACTTTTATACAAGGTCACAGGTTTAATAAGTAAATACATAGACTCTAATAGTCAAGTAGGTTAATTATGGCATTGTCAGACCTACGCAATACCATCAAAACAGCAATAACTTCAAATAGTAATTATTCTGTTTATGATCACGTTCCAGAAATTATTATTCCACCTGCTTGCTTACTTTTAGCTGGTGACCCATATCTTGAACCAATGGTTATAGGTAACACAAAAAATTGGTATGTCAGACTAACATTAGAAGTTGTTAGCACCACATATTCAAATCCAAGTGCTTTAAAAAACTTGGAAGATGATATAGAAACAATCTTAGGTTTATTGCCAACAAATATTGTAATATTGTCGGTAAGTAGCCCAAGAGTTCGAGCAACTAATAGTACTGACCTATTAACTGCTGAAATACAAATACAATCAGCCTATACAGGCTAAGAAAGGCACAAAATGGCAACAACGATTTTGAGTGGTCGTCAATTAAGTTTGACAATAGCCACAAAAAATTATTCTGAACAAATATTGAATTCAGCTATTAACTTCGCTACTGAACGTCTAACTTTTGACACATTAGCAGGCAAAGCATTTAAATATATTGATAGCAACGTAACACTTGACATTACATTTTTAAATGATGCTGGAAAAACTCCAGATAGTTTGTATTCTGCTCTTTGGACAGCAACCGAGACAGCTCCAGATACAACACTTGCATTTGTTTTAACACTTCAAACAGGTGTGACTTTAACTGGAACAGTTCTTCCTCAATATCCATCAATTACTGGTTCTGGTTCTGATGCTCAACAATGTTCAGTATCATTGCAAGTAGTTGGAATACCAACAGAAGATTTAACAGCTTAATAAAAGAACAGGGGCATTAAAATGCTTAAATTAAAAATTGCTTGGACATTAGAAACTGGAGAACAATATGAAGAATGGACAATACCATTTGAACTTGCTCTTGCAGAAAAAGAAATATTTAACGGCAAACCAATTACAACAGCTCTTAGAGATGCTGAAAGCCCAAGCAATAATTTGCTTTTATTTTTGGCACACAAAATACAAAAAAGAAAATCGGAAAAACCAATCCCTGTCTTTGATGTTTGGGCTACTAAAGTTACAGACATACAATTCAAAGACCTTGACCACCCAAAAGTTACAGGGCAGGATCAATAGGCTGGATAGCAACACAACTAGCAATTCAAACTGGAATACCTGCCCAGACTTGGCTTTTAGAAGAACCAGAAATATTTTCAACAGCCGTAGAAATTATTGTGGATCGTAATAATGGCTAAACAAATACAAATAGTTCCAGTTGATAAAGAATATCGTGCTTTACTTAGAACGTTTGGCAAAATGGACGACATTGCCAAAAATGATATGAAAAAAATTGCACAAGATTTGGCTGAACGTGGCGGTAATTATGCTAAAGGTGCAGCATCTCGCGCACCATACAATGTTCGTCAAGCATTAGCTGTTTCTGAGTCAATTAAAATATCTAAGTCAGATAAAGCACCTAGTTTTAGTATTGGTGGCAGAAATAAAGTTGGTGCTAGTGCTTTTAGTGCTGGTTATGTAATAATGGGTAACGAGTTTGGATCAAAGCAATATAAACAATTTCCTAAACGCTCACCAAGTCAAGGTAGAGGAAATAGGGGTTGGTGGTTGTATCCTGCAATGTCAAGATTTCAACCGACAATTGCTAAAGAATGGCTTAAAGGTTTTGAATTGATTAGAAACGCTTGGATAGGTAGAATTTAATGGCTGATATTAGAACACTTAAACTTGCCTTACTTGCTGACACAAAAGATTTTATACAAGGTTTAGATAAAGCAGACAGAGAAACCAGAACATTCTCAGATAAACTTGGCGGAGCTTTAAAAACAGGTGCTTTAGCTTTTGCCGCCATTGGTGCAGCTGCAGGAACAGCAGCTATAGCAATTGGTGTTGATGCTGTTAAAGCAGCAGTTGAAGATGAAAAAGCACAAGCCATTTTGGCTCAAACTTTAAAAAATACAACTAAAGCAACTAAAGATCAAATCGCAGGTGTTGAAGATTACATAAAGAAAACTTCACTTGCTAAAGGTATAACTGATGATCAACTTAGACCAAGTTTAGATAGACTTGTTAGATCTACTAATGATGTTAAAAAAGCTCAAGAATTACAAAGTTTAGCCCTTGATATATCTGCTGGAACAGGTAAAGATTTAGCAACTGTTACAGAAGCTCTTGGTAAGGCTTATGACGGCAATCTTGGGGCTTTAAAACGTAT